GAAGAACGTTTCTCTGATGTAGGTTTTGAATCAAATCTATTTGAAACTCTTAAACCATATATCAAAGCAAATGATTCATTGCAGATGAAAGTTAAATCGAGATTAATTAAAATCTTTAAAACAAACACTACTAAATAAAACTTATTGGAGGAATTATTATGTTAAACACACAACTAGGAATTTCATTGGATGAATTTAAAAAGGTATCAAATAACATCGTAGAAGAATTAAGTGATGAAGTAATCAGTCAAGAAGAAGGAGCTAAAGAACTTTCAGACAGCTTTAAAGAAAGTCAAAAAGAATTATCTGATATTGAAGATAAAATCAAAAATGATGAAAAAGCTAAAGAAATTAAAAACGGTTTAAAAGTAGCTCATACTTTAGGACGTATTGAAGAATTATTATCTAATGAAGAACTAGGTCAAGATATCAAGGATACTCTATTAAAACAAAAAGCATTAGTAGAAGATACTCTTACATTAGATCGTTTAGGTAAACATAATGTCGGTAAGAAAACACTTAAAAAGAGTTTAGATATTCTTGAACGTGGTGTTTATATTAAATTATATTCAGATAAAAAATATTCTTACCCTAAAGTAGATGTAGAAAATACTTTAAAAGCATTCTTACCAGAAGAATACAAACAACATGCTACTTATTTAACTTACTTGATTTATGATTTTATTGCTAAAACTGATTTAACTAAATTTGCTGTATATGTAAGCGGTCTATTAAAGAACGTTAAATATATGGGTTATGATATTGATACTGAAGAACAAGAAACGTTTGTAAACGCCTTAACATCTATCTGTGATAAAAAGTTAGGCAAATAACCTTATAAAAATGGTAAATGGATTATTCTCTTTAGAATATCCATTTACCATAACATTTTATTAAAATTAGAGAGGAGAATAAATATGAAATATAAATTCCTAAGACGTGAAGATAGTCGAATTATCTTTGAAGGTGATTATATGGAGATTTACGTTCCAAAAGACTATTTTAAAAAAGGTATTGCTTCTTACAATGGTGATAAAATTAATACAATGGGTATCTTTTCATTTATTGTATATACTCAAGATGAGAAAGATAAAGGTAAAGAAGGTAGTATTCACTCATTAAAAGTTCCTATGAAGATTGAATTTGATTATGTTGATGTTAAGACTGCTAATAAGAAGAAGATTAAACCAGAATTAAAAGAAGATGATTATCATGTATTCTGCTTAGAAAAAGGTAATATCTTTATTTATAACACATCTTCAGAGCAAACAGCAGAAAATAGTAAAGACTTTATTTATCTTCTACATAATGGTAACTTACCGAGCATTATCCCTTATGAAGATATTATTAAACTTTATATTGAAAGTATTACACTTAACCAAGTTAATCTTAATAACCCTGCAATCATCTTTGAAATTATCATTGCTGAATTGTGTCGTGATAAGAAAGATTTAACACAACCTTTCCGTAAAGAGATTGGTAAGGATAAAGCAGGTATTACTCAATATGATTATGAGAACATTAATCTAAAGCGTTTACCTCCATTAAGCTCAACTTTCACTGCAATAACGTTTGAAGATATGAACCAATCACTTATATCTTCTATTAAGAAAAACCGTAACGGTGAAAAAGAAGTTGATTCGCCAATTGAGAAAACAATAAAATATTGATATGCTTTGGAAACATTTAATTAAGAAGTTTTCATTAACTAAAAAGAAAAGGAGAGATAAAGATGGCTCAGAGTTCATTTAATGATACAGGTTTAACTTATCTTCATCCTACTGTTACATCTGTTATTAATAGTGAAGAAATTTCCTATCAGAACGCTAGTGGTAATGTAAGATTATTTACAGCTATCGTATCAGAAAAAGGTGAAGATGGTAAAACTAATACAGTCACTTCTCCAGAGGAATTTATCTTTAAGTACGGTAATCCAAACTTGAAAAAATATGGTCAAGCTGGTTATAACGTTCTTAACTGGTTATCTGCAGGTGGAGAAGCTGATATTTTACGTGTACTTCCTGATAATGCAGGATTTGCTCATGCTTTCTTAAACATTCAAACAAAATCTAGTAAGAAAAAAGTTCAAGACGTTAATGGTAAATTAGTAGAAGTAAATGACGTATTTATGCGTCCTATTGTTACTTATGCTGAAGTAAATAACGTTTCTGACAAATTACTTGAATATGAATTACTTAAAGAACGTGATGAGTTAACAGTGGATGAGTACAAGAATAACTTCTTATTCGTTGTATATCCAACTGGTCGTGGTTCTTCTTACAATAACTTAGGTTTCAGAATTTCATTAAATACTTCTTTTGAAGATACTTATGATTCTCGTATTTATAACTTCGAAGTAATTCGATTTGATGAGTACAACACTGCAAACCTTATTGAAGGTCCATTCTATGTGTCATTCGATCCAGATACTCTATCTAGTTCAAATGAAAGTATGTTTATTGAGGACGTAATCAATAAATATTCTAAACACCTAAAATGTAAATTCAATGAAGAATCTTTCGATTATATTACTTCTTTAATCAATAAAGAGGTAGCACCAGGAAAGATTGATGTCTTAACTGGTAAATCTCGTTTAATCAATGATAAACCAGAAGCTTTCTTCTCTAAAATCACAAGTAACTATGAGGACATTCACTTCTCATTACACCGTTATGATCGTACTGGTAAACCACTTACAACTAATGGTGAGAATATTCAAAATATTCCTGCTTCTGATGATGAAATTGAAAACTCAATCGTTATCATTGATAATAAAGTACGTGATAAGCAATTTGAAACTGGTAAACAAACAGTAGATACAATGAAAACTTCATTGAAAGCTATCACAAATGATACATTCGTATCTATCTTAAACTCTATTATCAACAGCAAAACAGCTAACAGTGATAAAATTGACGATCCAGCATGTTCAGTTTATAAAAAGATTGAAAAGATCAATACTAACTGGACATTAGTTGAAGGTTCTTACACTAGTTTCTTAGCTGACAAAACTGATGCAAACTTCTTCAAGCTTAATAACTTGATTAATACTACTGAAAGTTTAGTTACTGATTTAGTAAAAGAATTGCATTTAGTTGCAGACTACTGTCGTACTGCTACTAGTGATTTATCTAGTAACCAATTAGTTGTAGCTGAACAGAACTTAAACGACATTACTCGTGAAGCAAATAAGAAAGAAATTATCGTTATTAGCGGTATTGCTCATAAAGGTAACATCAACAAATTATCTGAGCAAATTCTTGATTATAAACTTGGACGTATTGTTGGTTCTGAAATTGAGGGTATGAAATACTTGACTACTCTTATCGGTGATGAATATGATTATGTGTCTACTAATCTAGTAAACTCTGTTTACGGTACTACTATTCCAGAATCTATTCAAACATTAATTTCAGCTTCTGCTACATTATATAATGAAGTAGTTGATTTAATTCAAACATTAGCTGATGGCTATGTAAACGTTATTGATGAAGCTTCTACAAAAGCTACTATCTATAACAAATTAGAATTGATCATCGACAAGTTATATCAAGTTATTCTTGAAAGTATTGCTTACATCAACTTAAGCAAGAATGAAACAATCAAGAATAAAGTACTAAACAGTGCTGCTCCTTCTGTATTAAGCTTAAAGAATACTGAAAGCATTAATGTTACAGCTTCTTTAGCTACTCCTGAAGGAAAGATTGCTCTTATTAAAACTGCTAAGTTAAATATTGATTTAACTACTAATAAATTAGTAGCTCTTAACTCAATTATCTTTACTAATGCTTTACAGAACTTCAATAATCCTATTAAGTTCGCTAACGGTAGTGACGGAGATTTAGAAATCGATGTTAACAATTCTGTACGTGATAAAGCAATTAAAGATCTTTTAATTAAAGGATACAAAGGTTTAATCGATCCAGACATCACTAATAAACGTGTGTTACCATTCCAACACGTTTTAGATGCTAACTATCCTGTAGAAGTTAAGAATGCTATGATCCAATTAGCTCGTGACATTCGTCGTGATATATTCGCTTGGATGGATACTGGTTTCCATGCTACTCCTGAACAAGCAATTACTTGGAAGAAAACTCAGTTCTCTCCAGCTACAGAATTAGCAGGTCTATTCTCTCAAGACTTTGTTAACTATGATGAACATACAGGTAGAGATATTAAAGTAACAATCTCTTATTACTTAGCTAATAAGATTCCGTCTATTGCAAAACAATACGGTTTACAATATCCTATTGCTGGACCACGTCGTGGTATCATTGATGGTTACAAAGCTATTTCCTACATTCCTAATGAAAACCATAAGGAAGAAATGTACCGTAATAAAATCAACTATGTTGAGAGCGATACACGTCGTACTAAGATTGGTTCTCAGTTAACATGTAGTGAAAAGAATACTCCACTTGCTAATATCAATAACGTTCTAACTTTATTAGATATTAAACGTAATGTTGAGATCTTAGTAGAAGATTATCAATTCGAGTTTGAAGATATCGAAACAATCAATGCTCTAAGCTATGAAGTAAATAACTACTTAAGTAAGTATATTACTAACCGTAGCTGTGAAGAAATTTCTGCTACTGTAGAAGCTTCTGATTATGATAAACTTCAAAAGATTTTACGTGTTAAAATCAAAATTAAGTTCAACAACGTTATCGAACGTATCTTAATTAGTTTAGATGTAGTTAAGTAATAGATATAGTGTGGCTATTTTTAGTCACACTATATAATTTTATATAAATGAAAGGACGGTTGTAAAATGATTAAACCTAGTGCGGATATTCGTGTTTATGATAATACGATTGCTAAGAATAAATCATTCTTTACAGGTGGTTTAAACTTACAACAATTAAACTTTGACCCATTAGTTACAGGTTATGCTTTCATTATCTGGACTAAAATTCCAAAATGGTTAGAAACTGAATACCCTGGCTTTAAAGCAATGACTCAGAAGAACTTTAAAGGTTTTGATGGTTTAGGAGACTTTGAATTACAAACTCAAAGTTACCAATACGGTTTCAACAATAATGAATATAACGTAGCTACAGGTATGACTAAAAATAATACTGACTTTACGTTAAAACACCAAGAATATTCTGGTAGCCCTATCAAGAATATGTACCAATTATGGGGAACTGGTATTTCTGATCCAGAAACGGGTATTGCTACTTACGCTCGTCAATACGGCTTAGAATATGCCGCTAAAAACCATACTGGTGAACTTTTATATATTGTAATGCGTCCTGACGTTAACAACGTGGATAAAAAGAATATTGAGTTTGCCGCTTATTACACAAACGTTTTACCAACTAAAGTTCCATTAGGACACCTTAACTATTCTCAAGGTGACAGAAACTTAGTAGAACTTGATATTACGTTTAAAGGTAATCTTCACCTTTCTCCACGTATTGATAGCTTTGCACAAAAGATGCTTAGAAACACATACTCATTCGTTACTGAAGGTATGTTTGATCCTGAGAATTCTGATGTTGCAGGTAATGCTTTACAAGACTTTGAATTAACTGGTGGTATCACTGGTTCTGGTCTAGGTGACATTTAATATAAAAA